GGAGATTTTAAACTATGGTTTGATTATTCAACATTTAATTTAAAAAATTTCAATATAAGTTTAACATCGTACTATGATGGTAGGTACCTTAATCTACATAAAGACAAATCAAGTGAGTTAACGACAGTCATAGTTCTTTCTGACGATTTCGAAGGTGGTCAATTTGCACTAACCCAAGATGAGAATCCACCATACAACTTTGAGAAATTGGAAGGTTTAACATTATGTGATTTGAAATTGGGTGATAGTATTTCATTCAATGGTTCGGAAACATATCACGGAGTTTTACCGGTAACTAAGGGAATAAGATATGCGTTAAATGTGTGGATGACCGAAACTGATTTTGATTATCCGAGAGTTAAAAGTAATAAAACATTGTTATGAGTGTATTAATAATCTCCCTACCAAGAACGGGTTCTACTTCATTGTTACACAAAATAGCAAAAGAGAAGAATTTAAAACCTTTGTTTGAACCGTTTGATGGTACTGGTAGAGTTGAATATAATGGAGAAAAGAATGTTGTGGTTAAAACAATAATATGTCATCACAACGATAATATACAACTATCAAAAAACTTTGATGAGGTGATATTATTAACGAGAAGAAACGTTAAAGAGTGTGTAGAATCACACGCTTACCAAACATACTTCTCAAAGATTAAAAATTATGACTCAAACAAACCTTATGTTTATGAAGAAATACCTAAAGATATTTTTGAACTGTGCCACAACGACATTATAAAATGGAATAAGGAGTTAAGTGACTTATCCACCAAACTTAATACCTCAATTACGTATTATGAAGATATTTTTGATTTCAACAGTGAGCAGAGATTAAGAAAAGGTGATAGAGATAAAACAATCAAGAAATTAATTTAACCTATGAAAATATTCGTTCATCATTATTATACCGATATGTTATTTCAAAAGTTCTTTCATAATGTTAAGAACAAAGATATGGTTGAAGTAGATAACACTAATGGAGCAATTAGGGATATTACATTTGAATACGGAGGGAAGAACTTTGAGGTATCTTTTAATCCTGAAATAAATGATGATGAGGGAATTCACATAATTGATTTCTTTGGTGCACTTAGACAAAGAGGTCAAGATACAAATTTTGAAAACACCGAACATAAAGGTTCGGATTCTTTTGCCATAATCGAAAGAATGGCTGACCTTATTGAAGACAAAAAGAATTGGGTAGTATCTTTATTTAGAACTGAAAAAATATTCATTAAGAATGATAATGCAAAAGTAAAGACAGACGGAACAATACAAATTGAAGAAATTGAAAATCAAGTTCTTAGACTATCAAATCATTTTATATTGACCGATAATATTTTTACTAATAAGATTGTACTAAACAAACACCCAAATTTATACAACCCATTTACTAACATTATTTTTCAATGGAACGAAATGATTAGTATTAGGTGGTTTTATGATTATAAAAATGTTAGTGATGCTATAGTTCCAAAATATAAAATGGGATATTCAGTAAGGGCACATAAACCTCTTAGAGTTAAAATTGCTGAGGAATTAACACAAATCGAAGACGTGTTTGTTTCTCAAACAAATGTAATTGAAAAAGATTCAATACAACCAAAGTATAGAAAAATCGAAGGGGCTTATTTAAATGATTACGATTCTGAAATAGATTTTCAAAACTTAAGAGTGTTAACAAATATAACGGTGGGACTTGATTATTTCTTGAGGATTTTACCAATGTCTAAAATTCAAATATGTGACGAATCTTGGTCACACATTTCCGCCAACTACCATAGTCAATATCTAAGTGAAAAGTCGTTAGGTTTAATTTTAGCAAACGTTCCTTTTGTTTCAACCCACTCATATCCGTACGATTGTATTATGGATTTAGTTGGAATTAGAAAACATCCTTTTTATGATGAATCCAAACAATATCAGGGAAATGCAAAACTATTTGCAGATTTTATAAGAACATTCATTAGTGATTTTGATAACAATTATCAACTATGTAAGGATTGGATTAAAGAATGTCACGACATTTTTATTGATAGATTACATAAAGAAAACTCAATGTTGGATATGATAGTTAATGGAGTTATAAGTGATGAACCTATACCAAAACGACCATTACTATAATGGTTATTAAAATTTATAATAACATAATAATGGCACCTGTAAAATGTGGTAGTAGGTATTTGGACAAAGTTTGGGAATCCGAAAGAACTGAATATATACATTATCAATACCTTAAATTTCCGAAGGTAAAATATATTGTAATAAGGGAACCGATGAGTCATTTAATAACCGCGTTACATACTGAAACAGTTGGGTTTATAAATGAATTTGGTAGACGAGATGATTTTTACCACCAACTAAATGACTTTATTAGTGTTGATGGTGCAACTCATTGGTGTGTTCCTTTTTATGAATATCTTTATTATTATAGAAACAAATATGGTGAAGATATTGAGGTGGTTAAATTGGAAAATTTAACTGAACTGTTAAAAAATTTAGGACATAATATCCAATATGTTCCTGAAGAATACCACTTCAAAAAATACGAAAAATGGTGGTCTAAAGAAGATTTATTTAAAATGTTAAAGGAAATGTACCCAAAAGAGATAAATTGGTTAATAGATAAAGTCGAAACACAAAAAATATATTATGAAAAACTTTTAAATAATGAAATAAATATAAATTTAAGAGGTAATGTATTATGAAATCAATGAAGTTTTGGACAAGTTCGGGGTTTGAGGTGGGTAACCATTCTTGGAGATTAGATGAACGTAGAAATAAAACATTCAACACATCAGGTTCCGATATTTCCGAAACTAATACCTACACATACAATGAAATGGGATTCAGGGGGGATTCATTATATAGGGACGGGTTTAGAATAATGTCAGTTGGTTGTTCCCACACTGAAGGTGTCGGGGTAAGTGATGACCAAACTTGGCCTCACTATTTCTCAAGACAGATACAGAACGGGGTAGATTTAAATTTGGGGTTTGGTGGACGTAGTAATGATTACATTGCCAGATGTATAATCACCTTAACTCAAAAGATAAGACCTAATTTGGTTAACTTAATGTACACCTATCCATCCCGTAAAGAATACTACCGATACAACGGAGAGTTGGAACCATTTCATATGACTCCTTGGGGTTATTTTAAGGAAGATAATGAAGGGAAGGAGGAGTATAAATCAATTGCAAGAATTACCCACGACGAGAACGATTTAATCAATTGGTACAAAAACCATCTTCTAATTACCAATTATTTGGAGAACAGGAACATCCCATATATATGGAACGGTTCTTTCCTGATGGATAACGAATATTCTGACAAATATCGGTTCGATGGTGAATATGGGGATTTCCGTGAATTTTCTATCGATGGTAAGCACGCAACCCCAAAACACAACGAAGAATACTCCAAAAAACTACTTCAGTTTGTAAAATCCAATTTTCCCGATTATTTACCTAAATAAACGGAAGTCATAACCGACAAACAAAGTATTTATCTAAGTATAATAACATATTAGATGAATATATTTGACGCACACATATCGGGTTCCCTGTCGGTATCCTCTTCAGCGGAAATACAGGGAGACTTAAGGGTACTTGGAATAATTAATGCAACCATTAGTGGTAACACCACAAGTGCGGATACCGCATCTTTTGCTCCGAGATATACCCTAACCTCAAGTTTTTACGCTTACTCAGGAACTACCAATGGTAGATTAACCGCGATAGAAACCTCAACCGCGAGTTTAAACACATTTACATCAAGTGCTGATGGTAGATTAACTTCAATTGAGGGGGTTACTGGTTCTATATCCTCGTTAAACACATACACAGGAAGTAACAATACTGTTATCGGTACATTACAAACTGCAACATCAAGTTTAAACACATTCACGTCAAGTGCTTCGGATAGGTTAGTTGCATTGGAGACATCTACAGGTTCAATAAACACCTATACATCATCTAATACAACCAATATAAACGCTATTCATACCTCAACTGCGAGTTTGAATACATATACGGGAAGTAACAACACCGTTATTGGTACATTACAAACGTCCACAGGAAGTTTGAACACTTATACAAGTTCAAACACTACAAATATAAATGCAATTCACACAGCAACCGCAAGTTTGAATTCATTTTCCTCAAGTGCGGGTGGTAGATTAACTTCTATTGAGGGGGTAACCGGTTCAATCGCAGCATTGAATACTTACACAGGTTCGAACAACACCGCAATCAATGCATTGAATTCTTACACGAGTAGTAACACTACTAATATTAATGCGATTCATACTGCAACAAGTAGTTTAAATTCATATACAAGTTCAAACACAACAAACATAAATGCTATTCATACTGCAACAAGTAGTTTGAATAGTTTCACAAGTAGTGCTTCGGGTAGATTAACCGCGTTAGAAACTGCGTCAAGTAGTTTAAATTCTTACACGAGTAGTAACACAACCGCAATTAATGCGTTGAATTCATTTACTACATCATTTAACACCGCATTTGGTTTAAGTGGTGCGAATGTTACGGTTAAAGGTAATTTAACAGTGCAAGGTTCAACAACTCAAGTTGATTCAACAACTGTTAATATTGGTGATAATATTATTCAATTAAATGGTACAGGGGCAACTAATGCAGGTATCGTTGTTAGAGATGCCACATCACCAACATTTACTTCAGGTTCATTCCTTTGGGATTCAACAAATGATAAATGGGTTGCAGGTCCGTTAGGTTCTGAAGACGAAGTTGTATTAAAGACAGCATCACAAGCACTAACAAACAAAACAATTAGTGGAGGTTCCAACACATTATCAAATATTGGTAATTCTTCACTTACAAATAGTTCAATTACAATTGCGGGTACGAGTACATCATTAGGTGGTTCAATAACCGCCGCAACAATATTAACATCAACAGGTGTTTGGTCGGGTTCGGCTCAGTTACCTGCGGGAGTTGTAAGTGGTTCTGCTCAGGTAATTGCAAATTTACCATCAGGTACGGTATCAGGTTCGTCACAAGTATTAAGTGGTACAGGTATTTGGTCGGGTTCAGCTCAACTCCCAAGTGGTGTAGTATCAGGAAGTTCACAGGTATTGGCTGGAACAACAATACATTCAGGTAGTTTCTTTAATGGAATATCCGTAGTATCCGGTTCCGCACAAATATCATTCAATGGTATAACTGACAAACCAGCATTGGTTTCGGGCTCTTCTCAAATATCACTAGCATCAACAACAGGATTTGGAACATATTTAAATCAAGCCGTTTTAACAACATCAACACCAACATTTGATTATGTAATTACTTCAAATAATGCGAACGGTACAAATATTAGACTTGGTGATGACACTTGGATTGGTGATATTAATATTGCTAATACATTTAGAGTTCAGGGTTTACAAGATGCAACACAAGGATATATCGTATTTGGTAACAGTAACACAACTGCGTTAGGTAGAAGTGGAACAGGTGCATTAACTTATGGTGGAAATACTGTCTATCACGCAGGTAACTTAACAAACCTTAACCAATTAACAAATGGTCCTGGTTACATTACAGGTATTAACTCAAGTGCTGTAACTACGGCGTTAGGATATACACCATATAATGCAACCAATCCAAGTGGTTATATTAGTTCATACACTGAAACTGATACGTTGTCGTCAGTAACTGCTCGTGGAGCAACTTCATCTACTCAAATTACTCTTTCGGGTAAATTAAGAATGAGTTCCGATTTAGGTATAGATGCGGGTAATGCATTATATTTTGGTAGGGAAGAATCTTTTGGTGGCTCTAATACAGGTGGTGACGATTATGGTTACATAACATTTGACAATAATAGTACAACTTATAGTGATGCTGGTGGTACTGAAAGGTCAGTACTTAGAATAGGTACATCTAATGATGGTGTAGGTAGTGTGGAAGATAACTTAGCCCTTGAATCTACCGCCAACATATATTTAAATCCTGCAGGTGTCATATATCGTGGTAATAAAGCAACGAGATATACAATTTGGGATTCGGGTAATTTAACTAACCTTAACCAATTAACAAACGGTCCGGGTTATATTACCGGCATTTCATTCGCAAACGTATCATCCAAACCAACAACGATTAGTGGGTATGGAATAACGGATGCAATTACAACAGGTAATATTGGTTCACAATCCGTATCATACGCAACAACCGCAGGTTCACTGACCAGTATGAACATATCTCAGTTTACAAACAACTCTGGTTATTTAACAAGTGTAACGAATATTAGTGGTACTGCAGGTAGTGAAACTCTCGCAACCGTTACAGGAAGAGGTGCGAGCACAAGTACGGCAATTTCTATTAATAATACTTTGACGGTTACAAGTGGTAGATTAATTGTAAGAACGGGAGGTGCCAACACATATGGTATTGTGTCAGGTTATGACAACAGTAATCACTTGATGACATTTAGAGCCGACATTGCGGGTGCAACAAGTTCCCCAACACTTACTGCGGGACACCAAATGTGTTTTGTTGAATATGCCGAAGCTAACGACACCACAGGTTGGTTTTTTAAATCATCATCAACAGGGACGTACCAAGAAATAGCTAGAATTACAAGGTCAACATTTAACTATAACGGATACACAGTTTATCACTCGGGTAATATACCTACGTGGAACCAAAATACCACAGGAACGGCATCTAACATTACTGCATATACAATTAATCAAAGTGTCGGTACCGGCAACTCCCCAACATTTGCTGGGGTATCAGCATCACAAGTGGCGGCAACATCTACGGCAGATGCTACCGGATTATCATTAAGAAGTACCTCAGAGGTTTTAAGTGGTGAAGGATGGTGTACCGCATTATATTGTTATAATAATAATGATGGTTTCTTAGTGGTAGGTAGAGACGCTAGTGCAAATGCTCGACCTGTTTTCCACGTGGGTGGTTTTAACAACGCAGGACACGGAGGTTGGAGTGACGGAGATGCGATGGTTACTTTAGTTAGAATGGATGGAGTTAAAACCACGGGTAGTGCTAATTCATATAGAGGTTTATCTAACTCATCATATTATTCTAATATTGTAAAAACAACATCAAGAACTGAGTTTAAAGATTCACAAGGAGCGCACTATTTCAACGGCACATTAACAACCGGTGGTAATATGACAGTTGGTGGTACGTTAACTGAAAACTCATCAATCCGATATAAGAAAGATGTTGAAACCATTAGTTATGGTTTGGATAAAGTTTTACAATTAAGAGGCGTTACTTACATTAAAAAAGAGAATAACGTTAAAGAAATGGGTGTTATTGCGGAAGAAATTGCCGAAATTTTACCTGATGTGGTACTTTACGATTCAGAAGGTAAAGTAGATTCCGTATCTTATGGTAGAATTACTGCGGTATTAATCGAGGCGATAAAAGATTTGAAAAAAGAAATAAACGAATTAAAGAATAATGGCTAATTTTTTAGCAAATACGAGACCAGCACCTGGCGTTCAGTTGGGATTTTTTAGAGATAGGTATTATGGTGGAAACAATTATTTTCACTATAAAACAAATATCAATATGGCTAACATTATGTGTACCATTGAAGCTGTTGGTTATGCGTATGGTGCGAATCAAGCCATTAGAGCGGCTTGGAGTTTTTATGCTTATGCCGCTAGTAGTTCAACAATTAATATTGGGACATCTAATGCTTATGGTGGTTTGAGTGCTCACGGAGTTTACACATCATCAGATGGATATGTAGTTATAAGAGCGAACTGTGCATCGTATTATAGTGGATGGATTCTTAATGCGTATTGTTTAAATCCGACAGGATATAATTTTGAGGTTAGTATACTTGCTAGCGTTCAAACAGATAATGCAGGAAACTACTACTAATGGCTAATTTACAAGGAACTGGAATATATCCTGAAGGAGGTTACTTAGAGCAACTTGGAATTTATAATGTTGCCAATTTGTCATCAGGTGGTGGTCAATATTATCATATGAAATTGAACATCACCCACCAATCATATCAAATGATTATGATTGAGGCTGTTGGATATAATTACGGGACATCTGCACCAATTAGATGTGCTTGGAATTTTTATACTTACACATATTTTTTTGGTAATGTCCAAACTTCAGCATACGATGGGATGACGGCACATAGTCACTATGTTGCATCAGATAATAAAATCGTAATAGTGGGATATGCAAGTAGTTTATATTATTGTGGATTTACGTTAAATGCGTACAATACCGCAGGAAACGGTTATGGAACCATAACATCCGTAGTATCTGCGGTTCAAACATCAGCAGCAACATATTATTAAACTATGGCAATATTAACACCACCATTTAGAATAGGTTCAGTAAGTAGTTGGTACTTTCAACAAAAGTACATCTACAATTTTAATACCACTGCGGGTAGTCCATTGTATATTCATATGAAGACTAATTTAATTGGTGCAACAACATATAATATGTGGATGTTCGAAGCGGTTGGTTATAATTACGGAGTTGCAGCGCCTATCAGATGTTCGTGGGGTTTTCACATTAGTACTGCAGGTATGCCGTATACTAATGGTTTCCTTTACAATATAGGTTTAAGAAATCAATACCCTGGTATGTCCGCACACGGAGTTTATATTGCGTCTGATGGGTATATTGTATTAAGAGCATATGCGAATGGTAGTAATTATTATAACGGATTTACATTGAACGCTTACGCAACTAGAAGTGATGTGACACAATCAAATGTAAGTATAATTGCAGCGGTTCAAACAAGTGATAGTGGCAACTATTACGGAGGACCAGTACAATAAAATTAAAAATATATGAGAAGATTTATTGACAATTTAGGAGTATTTCATTTATTACTCGACGGAGAAACTCCCCAAGAAAGTTGGACGGAGGTTATTGACCAATATAAAAGGTATAAAGCACCAAATGGTGATATTCATACCATATTATTCGATGCCGAACCCGAAGAAGATTGGGTTGAAGATAATATTGAATATATGCCATATCCCGACCCTTCATATGTTCCACCATATGGTGCATTAAGAAAGATGAGTTACCCTGATTTAGGAGAACAATTGGATATGTTATGGCACGAAATAAATGAAAATGGTTCGATATCATCTTCAGGACAATGGTTCCAATCTATTAGTGATGTTAAAACTCAGTTCCCTAAAGACGAAGAATAACATTGACATTTATGAAAATTTTTAGTATAATTAATTTATGGAAAAGATATCATTAAAATTAAAAGACGTACTTCAATTAGAAAGTGAAATTAACGGATTTACCAATCCTGAGACCGGTGAAAAATATTATGAAGGATTTATAAATCAAAAATTACCAATCATCTTAAAATATGATTTGACCGAAACTACAAAATTTTTAGAAACTGAAAGAAAAAAAGTAGATAACTTAAGAGATGAATTAGTAACCAAATATGGTAAGATGGACAATAATGGTAGAATTGTTGTTAATACGCATATCTTCGAAAAAGATGAAAATGGTGTTATCATCTCAAAAAAATTGAATCCTGATTACTTAGAATTTGAAAAGGAATATACTCAATTACTAGATAAAGAGATTGAGGTGGAATACCCCGAAATTACTAAAGAAGATTTGATAAACGCAGGAAAAACAAAAGATAATTATATAGTTTTATTTAGACTAATTAAAAAATAAGGAGGTTATTTAACCTCCTTTCTTATTTCTATCATCATATTACCAATTTGATATTCCCCTACCTCATAATAGGGTATTGATAACCTTAATTTATGTAAGGTTCTAATATCCATATCATCAAATGGTGCAGTTTCATAAATCATCACATCTACGTTATCTGTGAACGTAAATTTCGACCTTAAATCGTAACGGGTATTCTTCTGTTCATTTTCAATATAGTCCTCAGGAATCGTCCCTATTTCGATTTTATCGAAGAATGGTTCAATCTCCATAAAACGATTTCTATTGTTGGTGGTTAATCCCATCGTGAAGGTTTTATACTTAAAGTTCTTCTCTTCCCAATATCTTAGTTCATTGAATGCTGAGAATGGTATTCCCCACTTCCTAACAAAGTTTCTATTGGATGATACTTCGATGATTCTTCTATCAACTCTCATATCATCACTGAATCTTGAAGTCTGCGAAACAAAATGATAAACAATTGCGGAATCACAAGTCTTTAGTTCATAACCTTTTAGTTTCGCACGAACCAAAAAATCATCATCCTCACAGAAACACGGAACAAAACTAAATCCATCGAAACCACCCACATCATCAAACATCTTTTTAGTTCCACTCATAAAGAATACTGCACCATCATATAGATTCTTACTATCCTTCCATTGATTAACGTAATTGTTGAAATGGAAATAATCGAAGTCATCAAAACTAGAACCTAAATTCAATAAAACTTTACCTGGTCTTAAGTGACCTTTGAATATTGGAGGCTCTACTGTGGTGTAAGAGATGATAGTATTTGAATTCTCATCCAATAACGATTCTAAGTTCTCAAGAAAGTGTTCACCTAAAATCATATCGTTATGAATCAATACTAATTTATCGGTATCGACTAACTTGATTCCTGCGTTATATGTGTCTGAGAATGTTATTCTATCGTCATCGTGTATGAATGAAAGATTGTCGTCTTCTAATGATTCTAACCACTCTTTCGTTCCATCACTTGAACCACCACTACTAATCACAAATGGGGCGTCAGGATATAACAGACGAACTCTCTCATAACATTTTTTTGTTAGGTCTAATTTATTGTAGACCGCCATTACTAATGATATACTCATCTCATTTTACTTATTACGTTCGCCCAAGCAATTCCGTCTTCTCTAATAACAGGACTGAACTCAGCTTTTAATACTGTTTTTGATATATGTCCACCCATTTTCCAGTTTAACATTTGGAATGCTTGTTTAGGTCCTTTGTGAATTAAAAAATTATCACCATACCATACTTTTATTTCAGGAGGTATCGGTCTATAAGATTTCTTATGTATAAAAAATAAACAGGCGAACCCACCAATTAATTGATAAATCGGTGTTAACAAAAACCTTCCTTTAGGTTCCGTCCAACAACCATCACCCAATCCAATAATACCTTTTTCTTCAGTGATGCTATCGTGGATTTTATCAAGTAAAGACCAGTCAGTTGTTATATCATCATTAAGAAACATTAATTTATCTTCCTTTGCCATTGAATAACCTTTATTCCAAGCAGGGTTTACGTATGTGTTCTTACCTTCTTTAACATAAACTAATTTTGGTATTTCTTCTTTTATATGAATCTCATCATCATTTGTGTTATCAATCAAAATCAATTCACTAACTAAAGGATGTGAAGTAACTTCTTTAATTAATTCGACAACACCATCCGGCACGAACATCGTCGGCATTATTACACTTATCATATATTATTTTTTATTTTTCCAAAATGAATAAATTCCTTTATCTAACTCATAGAACGGCCAAACAAATCTTTCCCTTACAGGTTGTTGTTTTGCCCAATCCCACATCTTCGTTAGTCCTTCCTTCAAATCCGTCTTAAACTCAAAATCTAATAGGTCTATTGATTTTTGCCAAGTAGGTATCGAATGTTTAACTTCGTGTCTTTGTTCATAATATTGAACAGAACCACCACCAACAACTTCTCTTAATATTTCATTAGCTTCATTGATTGAATATTCTTTGATACCACCAAGATTAATAATTTGTTTACTTGCTCTAACATCTTGAGACGCTTTCCATAATGGACCAAGGCTATCATCGATATAACTAAATGCTCTTGTTTGTGTACCATCACCAAAGATTGTCATTGGTTCACCAATCATATGTTGATACATCCAAATACCTAATACGTTTCTATACTTGTCCCATATGTTTTGTTTAACTCCAAATACATTATGAGGACGAATGATACACCAATCTAATCCGTGTTGTTCACCAGCAATTTGAATATCCATTTCACAACCATACTTAGCAACACCATATGGGTCAATAGGTTTAGGTACTTGAACCTCATCAAACATATTACCGTCTTGGTGACCATACACTGCTAATGTTGATGTAAACACTAAACGTTTAACATCGTGTTTGATACATTGTGTTATGATTCTTGATGTTGCAACTAAATTGTTTTGATAGTTGTAAGTTCTAATGAATGGTGACAACCCTTCTGCTGCGTATGCTGCAAAGTGATAAACATAATCAAACTTATGAACCTCGAAACAATTTTCAATTGGATGTTCAACCAAATTCATTTGCCAAAACTCAACCTTTGGGTTTACATTTTCTTTGTAACCACCACTCAAGTCATCCATACCAACTATGTGTACATCTGGATGATTCTCGGCAATATAGTCTGCTAATCTCGACCCTAATAATCCTGCTACTCCTGTAATTAATATCTTCATTTTATAATGTTAAGTAAAAGTTATTTTGTTTTTCTTGTCTTTCAATTTTTTTATGATGGATTATACAAAAATCTTCACTATCAGGTAACGAGGTAACTGTTTCAGCCCCCATTATTCTTTCGTGAACATTACCGAACCACTTTAAATTCTTTCTGAATATTCTACCCTGTTTATCAGGAAAGTTAATCCAACCTTTTTGATTTACACTCCAACCCCACTTCCTTATGTGTTCGTCAGTTATACCATCAACAATGTTTATTCTTGATAGATAATATAAATCAACTTCAGGATTAGTTTCGAGTATCGGTTTGATGTTTAACATAAACATTTCACCAACCAACTCATCAGCATCCAATTGGAATATATAATCTCCTTTACAATAGTCAGATAATTTGTTCTTCCAATCAGCAAAATTATTTTTAAAATCTAATCCTCTCCAAGTTTGTACATTTGGTAATTTATTAAACTCTAACAAATACTCAAGTACTTCAGGAGAACCATTGGTCTCATCAAAAAGAATCACCACCTCATCATTGATTCCTTTTTTCTCAATTAAGAAAGGTAACAATCTTTTGATTTCATCTAATTCATTACAAACTGTAATTGCGTAACTTAATATCATATTTTATGCTCTTTGATTATATCCTCCGTTTATTCTTCTTGTTAGTTGATTCACAATGTCGTTATCAATTTCACGAGAAATCTGTTCAGAAAGTGCTCTTGATAATTCTGATACGACATCAGTATAATTGACACCATCATCTATTAATTCCGGTCTCCAATCCACACGTAACACTCTTCCTTTTTTAGGTATACCCCAGAAAAATTTAAATTCACTAACCATTTATAGCCTCCCTTGCAAATAATTTAAATGTTGAGCCCTCATTACTTGTGAATGTCACAATACCATCGGGAGTTGGAGACAAACGAATAGTACATTCATTAGAACCTGTTGCAAATACCGTAGGTTCGTTGTTCCCGAACTGAAAACAAAATTCTACATTTTGAAATGTTGGTCGGTAAAATGTTAACATTTGCATTGGTTCCAATTGTAAATATGAATCTGTTTTTCCTTTAAAAAATTTAAATGACATTACTTAATTTTTGTAAGCTTTGGTAAAACCAAATTATGTTCTTTCGGTTGAACGGTATATGGTTTAATCAAATTCATAAACACATCTTTCATTTTTTCCATTGAGAACTTTTCTTTATTTTCTTCTCTTAGTGTTTCTGATTTTTCTTTGAATTTGTCATAATCATTTTTAACCAATCTTAACACTTCTGCGAACTCATTATAGTTTGCGGTAAACCATTTAGAACCCTTTAATATGAAACTATCAGCAGCACTTTCGTGTACATCGGTCAACGAACCTCCAACCATAATTGCCTTATCCATTGGTAAGAAATCTTTATGACCTGACCAGTTAGATGCGATGATTGGTTTTCCTGTCATTGAAAATTCTAATAGAGGTCTACCAAAACCTTCACCTTTGGTAATTGATACCATTGACTTAATTTTTGGATGATTGTACAATTCGTTCATTTCTTGATTGGTCAATTCACCAAACAATAGATAAACAGATGGAGGATTATCATATCCGTTTGTCAACTCTTCAATCTTTCTTCTCATATTCTCACGTTCTTTAATTGAGAATGTTGCTGAAGAAGTCTTAAGTACAAGAGCGGGTTTATCCTCAACGTCTTTGAATGATTCCATAAAACATTTAATCATCATTCCCACATCCTTTCTATCCTGTCCGAGTGAACCTTTCAACCAATGACCAACAAACAAGTATGCGAAATCTTCTTTGATATCCAAATCAATACCATTATATTCATTGTTGAATGTAGTAACATCGACACCTTCAAATAGAACCTCAACCGGTTTTTGTATCTTGTGTTGTTTAATTAATTTTCCTGTGTTGTTTTCGTTCTCATTGTATACTGTTGATAACAATACTTCTTTTGAAAACTTTGATGTTGTTATAACTAAATCCATTCTATTACAACCATCAATCCATTCTTTAGGTGCAACTGTGGTTTCAATTCCTGCAGTTATACCTACGTTAAACTTACCTCTCCTTTCAAATTCATTAGGTACAGTTACTTGGACATAGAAATCAGAAGTAACACCGGCAGGGTTAATTATATTTGACTCAATCCATTTATGAAATTGATTACCCTTCTCCAACGCAGTCATTGGTGTTGACCCCCACATACAACTATCTATCTTTATCTCAAACAAATCCATTTCGTATAGTGATTGTAATAAATCTCTTGAATGTGCACCATACCCACTTCTTGTTTTTACCGGTCCTCTAAATAATAAAAATGGTTTCATATTATACTATCTTATATAATTCAAATCTTTCTCTTGGTTTATAGTTTTCAAAAACTCTTTCAATACCTTCAATCAATGAGTTATTCATAATGTCTGAAGATAAATTCTCAATCATAAATTCTCTACCTAACAAACCTCTTCTCTTTCTTTCTTCCTTATTCCAAGAGTAAACAGTGGCGATTTTATTTGCAACCTCATCATCATTAACTCTATCGTCAAAGATGTAAGGTGTAGGTACTGAACCATTTAAGTTAATTGCTGCTGGCCAAATAGGAAGAACCCATTCACCGTGTAATGTCGAACCGTGTGTTTTCTTATCGTGTAGAGTACCAAATGTTATGTAGTCATCGGCACTATAATTAAATCCACATTGGTCTTGTAAACCACCAGTTACATTTACAATAATTGGTGTACCCGCCATTAATGATTCTGCGGTTGTTAAACCAAACCCTTCATTGTTCGCAATGTTAATGGTACAATCAACAAGATTGTAAATTTCATTTAACTTATCTTGTTCTAATTTTAATCCTGTAAATTTAACATCATAAGGACACAATGCTTTAATCACTGCAGGTAAATCAGTCCCGTTCTCATCAACAGCCGCTGTGTGCATTAATAATAAACATTTGTCCGATTGTTCTTTTGGTAATTTATCGCAGAATAATTTATAAGAGTAGATTACATCCGATGGTTGTTTTCTTCTTATGTTTCTGTTGTTATAGAACAACACAAAATCATATTCTTTATCACCGAACATTAGTTTTTTAATGTCATCACTAACCTCATCTAAAGGTTTGAATACCTTCGGATTGATTCCGTGAGGAACATAACTAATTTGCCAATCCTCCAATGGTTTATGTGTAACCTCATCAATCATTTTACCAACTCGATGAACAATACCATATGTTTGTTTAGATATGCAACCAACCCAATCACAACTCTCGTAATAATCTCTATTGTATTTTGGGTCAGGCAAATCATCCCAAATGTGATAATATAATATTGGGACTTGTTGTCTTATCTCGTGTTCATTGTCATATAACCACTGCCAATAATGTGGGTCGGTGAAGTGTAAGATAGCGTCTGGTTTTTCAAGTGCCAATAATGTTCTTAAAATATTAATATCACCATAACCGTGGTTAGGATATATTTTAAGATTCGCATCTTCGATACCTGTTCTTTCTCTCACATCTTGATTCACATCCACCACTTTACCAAACTCAGGATGTTGAATTGCAGCACCCAATTGTACCCAATCGTACTTGTGAATTGTTCCCAATACAAGTTCCCTTGACATAGTAGATATACCTGATGTCATTCTCAAATCATCAGATAATAATAATATCTTTTTTTTCATTAATTAAAACTTTGAACCACTAGACGCTAATCCGTTATGATTGTCAATCTTGTCTTTAAAATCTTCACTCTTAGTATATAAATCTAAAGACCTGTTTACAAGTTTTTGTAGATTGATTGAACCATCAATCGATTTAATTTTGAATTTTTTATAAACATCATCTAAAATGTTTACACTAGTTAATTTAACTTCAGCTTTCATATTTGTATATAAATTTTTATATATTATATAGATAAAAAATATCGGACTATTGTCCGATATTGTTAACTTTATTGAGGTTCCTCTGACGAATTAATTTCTCTTAATTTGTTAGCAATCTCATTGATAAGGGCACTCTGTTCTTCAGTGACAGGACCTAATTCGGTAGATGTAGTTTCTTCCGAAAAATTTATTTGTACTTCAACCGGTAGAGGTGTGTTTTGTGGTTGAACGTTTCTATTTTTTTTACATCCGCATCCCATATTGTTTTCTTTTATAATAAGTATTTTGGTTTATTGTTTTTATTTAGTATATTTTATTAAAATCTAACAAAGATTAATTTAAAAATCAAGTGAATATGAAAATAGGTGTGACGGGGTGTTCACATAGTTCAAGAAATTACGGAGGACAACCTTGGTGGTATCATATGGGTGAGACCTTAAATGCTGAAATTATTGATTCTTCGTCGAGAGGGGGGTCCAACGAATTTAACATTGAGAAGGTTAAATTTATCATCGATAACAATCCTGACTTAGATTTATTTGTTTTTCAATTAACTCACCCAGCAAGGATTATGATGGGTGTTTCACATATTAAATCGGATGAGAGAGGACTACACTCCCCAACAAATGTTAACGGAGTTAAGTATTTTAACTTCACCACAATGAGGAATGTAAAGGCGTTTGAATCTGAATTTAGTAATTGGTACGATGCTGAAAAGGTTTTGGATTTTATCTATCAACAATCAACAATTTCAACATATAATCTTGAATATAAAATTCTACACACAATACTTCTTGTATTCCACATCTGTGAATCATATGGTAAGAAAGTGGTATTCTTTAGTTGGTATACCGACATTCACGAATTAGCTAAAAAATCCGGTTATTTGGAATTGATAAAAAAAATACCTATACTTTATGGTACGGTTGCTGACTTCACAAAAAACAATAATGTACCATCAATACCGAAAGACTCACATTTTGGAAATGAATCACAAAAAATAATATTCGATAATTTCATATACCCACAACTTAAAAACTTAATTTAAAATGGAAAAAGACTTTAAACCAGTCAAAAGTGTTTACACATCTAACTTCGAAGCGATTAGAAACATAATGGATTTGTACAAAATCGAAAGATTTGATTTGGATTGTACCTATTCGAAGGGTAATTTTTGGAAAGACCTGCCAGGTCCCACATACAAAAGTGATTTATTCCCTGTAAATGAGTCAGTTGTGGAAGCTAACTCTGAGAACTTACCGTTTGGTGACAACTCAATGAAGAGTATTATGTACGACCCACCCTTCGTTGTTGCGGGAGGTTCTTACAAATCAAATAAAGAAGGTAGTTCAATTATTGCTAAAAGATTTGAGGGTTACACAACATATAACGACTTGAAAGTCAATTACTTCAATACATTGAAGGAGCTATATAGAATCTGTGATAAGGGTGGGTATGTGGTGATGAAGTGTCAAGATACAGTATCAGGAGGTAAGAACCACTTCACCCATTGTTTAATAATGAATATGGCGTTACAGATTGGTTTCTACCCGAGAGATATGTTCGTATTAACTTCTAACGTTAGAATCAATAGTTTTGGTACTAAGTGGACTAAACAAGAACACGCCAGAAAATACCATAGTTACTTTTGGGTATTTGAAAAGGTAAAACCAAAAGTTAAGTACGATTTTATAAACGCGGTTGATAGTTTTATCGAACAGGATTCTGTGGAGTCCCAAGATACATTTTAACTTTATCACCAATTTTGAAATTGGAACAGGTTCCTGATGGGAATTCGATTACGTGGTCACCGATACCCCTGTATCTTTTATCACAATCGTCCTCACAAGGTTGACAATCACGATGTATGTTACTGATTCTGTCTTTATTAACAAAAACGATATCGAGTGGTATTAGACACTTCTTCATCCAAAATGAATGTGTTCCCATACCCATTTTAAAGACCATACATCCATTTAGAGACTCCCTACCCATCATACCTCTTTGTAATTCGTCTGGTTGGGATAGGTACTCCGCAGGAAACATTTGGTTATTAATTAAAACTGACATACCTATAATTATTTGGTTTTTTCAAAATAAATTCGTAATATTAAATTATGGCAAGTATTTTTAATGGTTTTTTAGAATATAGGACACCTCAAGAGTTGGATACCTATTTGGTCGATAAATTGGATAAGGAAACGGCATTGAAGATTGTTGAACTGTCGATAGAGACTTTACAAGGTCAGGGAGCGTATACTTTGGCTGAGTCACACACATTGTACAAATGTTTATGTAAATTAAAAGAAGAAACTAAAAACTTAGATAATGATTGATTTAACTTCAGAAATGGAAAACTACAACAAGGTAAAGGACATTGTACTTGCAAAACTTGTTGATGAAGGTTTATTAGACCAAGATGATGCAAATGAATTTTCTGACAGATGTCAAGTCCTTGCATATAAAGGTAAATGGTTTAGTAAATGGTTTGATAAGAATATGAAAACCGAAACCAACAGTCCCGATACATACTATGTTCGTATAATTGAAATGAGGGAGAAAGAGGACGAAGTTGATAAACTTTTAAGGAGAACTACAGGAAATTACGGAGACGATGATTAAAAACTATCTTCTAATTTTATTCTTTCAAATTATGTTTAACATCTTCAAAGTTATGGAGATTAAGTATACATATGAAAATAAGATTAGAAGTTTATTACTTAATAGTGTTTGGACAAGTTTAGTGTCATTAGGTGCAACATACTATTCTTTAGATAGTTTATTCAAAGGAGATTATCTTGGGGTAGTATTTTACATTATTGGAAGTATCATAGGTAAATGGTACGCAATGGTACACTACGAAAAAACAAAAGAAAAACTAAAACCACTTTTCAAAAAGAAAGATGATTAAAGAACCAAAATATCTTACCGATTTTTTTATTTATAAAAAGAAACATCATTGGTTTATAGTACCGACAATTGTTTTCTTTTACAACAAAGAAACTTTTTTTGAGACCGGTATATCAACACCTGCGTGCGGGTTATCGTTTAGATGGTTAACATTTTTTATGGGTGTTCAAATACAAAAAAATGCATACTACAAAAAATAAGTTGTGGTGTTTTGGTGACAGCTACACACAAAGATATAACCCTAACGTAGATTGGTGTAAAAGTTATATCGATTACAAAGGTTATTTACCAAAAGTTTATTGTGATTTTTTAGGTGAAAAATTAGGAATTGAAAGTGAAAATTTAGGGGTTGGTGGCTACGATAATTATTCTATTTTAGGAACCTTATGTAATAATGTACATAAGATTAAAGAAAATGATATTGTAATAATCGGTTGGTCGAGTGTAATTAGATTTAGACTTGCAGCTAAGGACGGTAATTGGGTTAAGTTTGTACCTGGTGCCGTCACCGATTATCACATCACTCATCACACTGATACGTCAAGAAATACGATTGAGGAGATTTTTATTAACAGAGATAATTCAATTTACTACAAAGAAGTTAATGATTGGATTCATTTTATTAATCACACAATGAAGAAAAATAAAATAATTCATTGGACACCGTTTGATGATAATGTTGATTTAAATGTACACAAGTTGTTAAAACTTGAAACAATAAAAATGGAGAGTAATAATGTTCTTACGGATAATCACTATGGTGAGAATGCACATAAAATTCTCAGCAATATATTTTTTGAATTACTAAAAGACAAATTAATATGAAAAATATAACAACCAGACTTTCTATTGCAATAATTGTAATAATGACTTTATTAATTATTACATTGAATAAATCGGACGATGCACCCATAAAATCTAATTTGGTTTGTAAAGAGGATTCATTAAGAAATGAAATAATTAATTTGCAAGGACAATTAGAACAACTAGAGGATGGTTTTGATAAAAAAGAACGGAGATATGAAGATGTACTTTTCGAATATGAATATGGATTGAATAGAATTAAAGAAACCCATCCATCGGCATATAAAGAATTTCATAGAATTATTTCATATAAAGAAAGATACACCAATCAGGATAAAATTGAAAATGAAAAAAGATTAAACATTTATGAACACGCTAGATAGTAAGTATCAAGAATTATTACAGGACATTTTAGATAACGGAGTTGTTAAAACCGACAGAACGGGTACTGGTACAATATCAGTATTTGGTCGTCAAATAAGACATAGAATGTCACAAGGATTTCCATTGTTAACAACCAAGAAGATGGCGTGGAAGACAATGGTAACTGAGTTGATTTGGTTCTTAAGTGGGAGTACTAATATCAAGTACTTGGTAATGAACGGATGTAATATTTGGAATGGTGATGCGTATAAAAGATATGAGAGAGTTTGGAATTGGGATTTGGATGAACCATTACCTATGGAACAATTTATTGAACGAATTAAAACTGATGATGAGTTTGCAAAAATATGGGGTGAGTTAGGACCAATTTACGGTAAACAATGGAGAGATTGGAATGGTTTTGACCAAATTCAAAACTTAATTGATGAACTAAAAACAAATCCTGATAGTAGACGATTGATGGTGTCCGCTTGGAATGTGGGTGAGTTGGGCCATATGGTACTTCCTCCTTGTCATTACGGTTTCCAAGTTTACACAAGAGAATTAACCGGAGAAGAGAGATGGGATTTGTTAAAGAAGAAAGTCGGCGAAGATAAATTTCAATTGATGGTTGATGATATTGTTCCATTCGGTGGTGGATTGAGTGAGGAGTTACAAGTGTATAATATACCTAAAAGGGCAATATCATTAATGTGGAACCAACGTTCGGTAGACACATTCTTAGGATTACCATTCAACATTGCATCGTATGGTTTATTGTTAATAATGATAGCCGACGAAATGAATATGATACCTGAAGAATTGATTGGAAATTTAGGAGACGTACACTTATATAAAAATCATATAGAACAAGCTAAAGAACAAATAAAGAGAGAACCATTTGATTTACCAACTGTTCACGTTAGAGATGGTATATATTCATTTGGTGGGCAAGATGTGATATTGGAAAACTATCAATCACATCCACCAATAAAGGCACCACTAAGTAATTAAAATATGAATAAAAAATTAAAAGAAATAATATGGTTAATAATTCTTTTAACCTTATTAACAATATCAGCGTTTAGTCAGAATCAATTTTCTGATTATGTTAAACATATTGAAACACAAGAAGCACCTAAGTTAGATAAATTCATTAACGAGTGGATTGGTGTTCCATATAAATTAGGTGGTAAAACGAAGAAGGGTATTGACTGCTCCCAATTCACCAAAAGATTATACCGTGATGTCTATGGATTAGAATTAAAAGATGTTGCATATAAACAATGGTCACAAACTAATAGAATACCCAAGACTAATTTAATTATTGGTGATATCGTATTCTTTAATAGTCGAATTAGTCCAAGTGGATGGCATTGTGGAATTTACATTGGTAATGATAAATTTGTCCACGCAGCAAATAAAGCTGAGGGTGTTAAGATTAGTAGTTTAAGTGAACCAAAATATAAAAAATCATATAAAGGAGCGGGTAGATTATGATAACAAGAGAAAAAATATCGGAAATAAATCCTGACGCAATTCTATGGGACGAGTTAGACTTGGCCATTATCGGTTTTACACAGGAAGGTAGGGCAGTCTATGATATTAATAAACTGATATCCGAAACTCAAAGGATAAATGAGTTTACGTACGAAGATGCTTACGAATGGGTTGAATTCAACATACTAAACGCGTATGTTGGTGAATACACACCAATTCACATATATCCAATATACGAAGAAGATTAACGTCCTTGACCTTTGTATCTCTTTGGTTTTTGGTCTTTTGGACCATAAGATTTACGTGCTTTACCCGTACTTTTCTTACCAAATGATACCTTCATTGATGTAGAACTTCCTTTAGACTTTGCCATATATATATAAAAGTTTTTAAATAAATAGTGATATTCCAGTTTTTTTTCCTATATTTGAATTCTACTAATAAAACATTCATATGAGAAAAGAAATTCTTGTTCAGAGGTACTCCTTCTCCGAAATTCACCCATACAGGGATTATTCTAAATTATCCGAAAAACCTAAAAACAATGCATTTAATACCTTCAAAGTAGAAGATTGGGATTTCGACAAGGAATCTACGGAGAATATATTCAAACGTTCATACGGTTGGTACACACTTGAACTTGAGAATAGGGTGGAAATGAGAAAAAAGAATACTAAGTTTTTTTATTCTCCCGAACCTACTGGTGTTAATGTACGGTTAAATGGATACTTCAAAAAAGATGGTGCATATTACACGAAAAATGATAGACAAATAAAACGGCACTTCGGTAGAGCATTTAGTTCTATTGAAACATATTATTACGAAAGGTCAATAGTACAAAACGGAGATAAAATAACAATTAAATTGTATTCTCAAACAAAGAAACGATTTGTAAATTGTAAGTACTTTAAAAAAGCAACGACCATCAATGGAATTTGTTTAAACTTAAAGACAGGTGATATCACAACATTTGAGAAGGCTTACAATTCAAACACAATGAAAGCCAGAAAGAATACTTTTGGTAATTTGTGGATGTCATTAGATTCTTTATTAACTCATTTTGGTAGTAGGGTAGACAAGTTTATCACCAATAACGATTTTAAAAGTTCAATAAAGATACAAGAAGAACTATCTGAAGAATTTAGTGATAAGGTTTTTTTTGAAACATTATATCATTTCTTTAATACCTTTCAAAACCATAAAACAATAGAACCAAATTATGGTGTGAAAAAAGATTCTAACCAATGGATATATAACAATTTAATCGACTTGTTCGTGATGATTAAAGGTATCAAAACACCTGATAACTACAGAAATTTAATTACGTTTTGTTACCCAACAAAACCCTTTCTTAAAAAGAACGATAATAAATTAGTTGCTGCAATATTAGATAGATTAGGAATTAAATCTAAACAAACAATTAAACTTCTACATAAAAATCCTGATATTGATATTATAAGTCTATTCAGATTAAAAAGATATTTCGGTGAGGAAATGTTCAAGTACCTATCAAATATTAATGTTGATATTTTTTGTAAAGATATGTCTGATAAGACTATTTCACCTTACACTAATAATTTCTACAAAGAAAAGGTCACATACGATAACACGTTTTATTTAAATGATACCGAGAAATATAATCTAATTAAATTATTTAATGAGTACGCAACGGTAAATGAAAACAATCATAGAATGGATACCGTTTTAAACAGTCAATTAAATCAGATTGATGACCATTTTTTAATGATTAAAAAGTTGAGGGATTATTATCCTGATATGATGTTGAGAGCTAAGAATTGGCAAGAGTTTCATAATGAACACTTAGAGTTGTCACGTCTCGATAGATTGATAAAAAAGGGTAGTGTTATTGAGTACGTGTTTGATGAGAAACTAATCTCAATGATTGAAGAACCAATTAAAGTTTGGGAATTAGATGGTATCTACCCAAGTATGGAAAAATATAGAATGTACTATCCTGTATTATTGAAACAGGAAATGGAATATTCTGAGGAGGGTTCACATATGCATCATTGTGTTGCGTCATATTCAAATAAAGAAATATCTATAATTGTATCATTAAGAGCCGACAGTGTAATTGGTAGTGAAAGAGTTACTAATGAGTTCGATGTTAGAGATAAGACTTGTACACAATCAAGATATTTCTGTAATCAAGCACCACCAGAACACTTTGAGGACGCATTGGATGCACTAAAAAGAAGAATAGGGAAATATAAGTATCCAATCAAATCAATCGAAAAAAGAGTTATCCCATTAACTATCAATGGTATAGATGTTACAAAGACAACACTTCCTACTGATGATGTGTTAGGATTATTTTAACTACACAATGTAAATGTTATTGTCTACATTTTATGTAGATGATAACACACGAACATTATTTTCAAGAAAAGGTAGAGAGAAATAAACAATCAAGTTCAACTTGTGAATTAAGACTCGGTTCTGATGATACCACATTAGTTTACTATGCGGACTTCTACATTAACTACACCAGACTCGGTGATGGTAATAAATTAAGGTTTTGTCACGAATTAATAATCAATAAGGTAACAGGTGATATACAGGTAACTTATAGATTACAAAATGACCGTATAAAGAATGGTGAAGCTGTTAAATCAGTTTTAACAGTAAAAAAGAACAACTTCGATAAGTTGTGTGATTTAGTTGATAGGGGATTTTACTATGGTGAGAAAAGATTAAACTATTGGGGAGTCAAGTACAAAAGAATTACTGAGACCATCTTTACTCATATTAAAAATGAATTACTATTAAATGTAGATGATGAATTCATTAAGAACAAAACTTACGATGAGAAAACCAAAATCAATCCTTTATTTGATTTGATTGTTGATTTTCATTTACACAAAAAGGGAATTAAATTTCACGATAATGTTTATCTAAACATTATGGATGAGTACCCAAAAAAGAAATATCTTAAATTAAACGACAACAAGTTTTTACCGGCAGTATTAGATTCATACGGCATTAAATCAAAGTACTTGGTGGGTGCGTTATCCTCAAACAAATATGGTAAAGTTAATATCAAATGTCTAAGTTTTCTTTGTAAATTGTTTGGTGACAACTATATTGAATACATCAAACGATTTGATTGGTGGTCAGTATGTAATGTTCAAAATACACCAAGAAAAACATTCGTATGTAAGAATGATGCGGAGAAAGAAGCATTAACAAAGGTGCTGGAGAAGTGGATGGTAGATGACGATAGAATAGAGAGTCCATTCAGTGTTATTCAAGATTTGTTTACCCTTAGACATTACTTAGAAGAAAGAGGATATGATTTAAAAATCAAATTGAGGAGACCCGATGATATTGATTACTTGATAAGTGAATGGTCCTTACTTAAAAAACATTTATCCCTCGGTTATAAATTAAAGTACAACATACCAGATGATGTTGTTAATGCAATCGAAGAACCAATTGTTCTTGGTGATAATGTTTATATACCAAAAGTAATTTTATCTGAAGATGATTTTATTCTCGAAGGAACGTTGATGAAGAACTGTATGTCCAAACAATTTTTTCACGGAGCATTATACATTTATGTTGCGTTATCGTATGGTAGAAAAAGAATTAATTTACAATATCGAAGAGGTTCATTCGTACAAGCATATGGAAAGGCAAATACACCAGTAAACAAAGAAATATTCGAAAATGCTATGGAAATTTTATGTGAACGTTTGAAAGAATATCCATATTTGGTGTGGAAAAAAGAAAAATACGAAATCATAACTAATTGATTTACAGTTAATTATACAATATCTTTTAAAAGATTTCAAAAAAATTTTCAATTTTATTTTTTTATTGTTAGATTTGTTTAACTAAACTATAACACAATGAAATACCTATCTGTCTGTAGTGGAATCGAAGCGGCAACTGTAGCTTGGTCACCACTTGGTTGGGAATGTAAAGGTGTATGTGACTTTGCAAAGTTCCCACAACAAGTTCTATCACATCACTACCCAAACACACCCTTATTTACTGACATCACTAAACTCAACACAAATGAAACGTACAAAAAAACAAAATTCGACTTATTGGTCGGAGGAACGCCTTGTCAATCTTTTTCCGATGCAGGACTCAACAAAGGAATGGATGATATCCGTGGTCAACTCTCCCTTAAGTATGGAGAAATTCTTGAAGACAAACGACCAAGATGGTTCGTTTGGGAAAATGTCGAAGGCGTTTTTAAGAGAAAACACAGAAGAGCGTTGTGTGAAATCATCTCCTCTTTCACTGGTACTAACTTCCAAGTCCAAGACCTTGA